GTCTTTTACGCAAAAATTGCAATTCAAACAGGGTATTAAACCCTGCACCACAGAAATGGAAGTGATAGACATGGCGAAAGACGGAACCTATCGCGGCGGGCGACGTGTCAAAGCTGGCTCCAAGCCTGACGCCCTCGCCGACAAAATTATGAAAGGTGCACCTGCAAAGCACATGGAGCTACCGGACTTCACAGACGACCTGACCGACTTCGATGTTGACGACATCGGTGACGGTGTGGAGCTGGAAGGCATGGATATGCCAAGCCCGGACGATTACCTCTCTGCACAGCAGAAGGACGGCAAGCCGCTCGGCGCAGATGAAATCTATAAGGAAACATGGCTGTGGCTAAAGGAACGTGGCTGCGAGAGGCTAGTAAACAAACGCCTGCTCGAAAGCTACTCTGAGGCCTTTGCCCGGTATATCCAGTGCTCCGAGGCAGTCAGCAAATATGGCATGCTCGGAAAACACCCGACCACAGGCGCTGCGATTGCCAGCCCTTTTACACAGCTTTTGATGAACTTTCAGAAGCAGGCCAACCTGCTCTGGTATGAGATTTACGACATTGTGAAGCAGAACTGCACCGAGCCCTTCGAGGGCAGCCCGCAGGACAGCGTGATGGAGCAGCTGCTTCGAAGCAGGAGGAATATGTAAATGAACACACAGAAATTAGAACAGGTACCTATCGACAAGCTGGTGCCCTACGCCCGGAATGCCCGGACGCATAGTAAGGAACAGATCGCACAGCTTAGAGCCTCCCTCCGGGAGTTCGGCTTTGTCAGCCCTGCGGTCATTGACGCAGATTACAACATCCTCGTTGGCCACGGTCGTGTGACGGCCGCACGCGAGGAAGGCTATGAAACCGTGCCCTGCGTCTTTGCCGAGAACCTGACGGAAGCCCAGAAGCGTGCATATATCCTTGCGGACAATCAGCTGGCGCTCAATGCCGGATGGGATGAGGAAATGCTGTCGGTCGAATTATCCGACCTGCAGGATCAGTCCTTTGACCTTTCGCTCTTAGGCTTTGATGCTGGTGAGCTGGATAAACTGCTCGGTGCCGAAAACGAAAAGGACATCTCGGACGATGACTTTGACCTTACTGCTGCTCTTGAAAAGGCTTCCTTTGTGGAGTCCGGCGACATCTGGACGGTCGGCAGGCACCGCGTGATGTGCGGCGACGCTACTTCTCCTGAAGACGTGGAAAAGCTCATGGACGGCAAAAAAGCAAACCTCGTCCTGACCGATCCGCCCTATGGTGTTTCCTTCAAAGCCTCGGACGGTCTTACGATCCAGAACGATTCCCTCAAGGGTGAGGAATTTTATAAATTCCTGCTGGCAGCTTTTAAGAACATGGCTGACCACCTCGAAAAAGGCGGAGCCGCCTACTGCTTCCACGCGGATACCGAAGGGCTCACCTTCCGAAAGGCATTCATTGACGCAGGCTTCCATCTCGCCGGTGTGTGCATCTGGGTAAAGAACAGCCTCGTGCTCGGTCGCTCCGATTATCAGTGGCAGCATGAGCCGGTGCTCTACGGATTTTTACAAAACGGCAAGCACCCGTGGTATTCCGACCGCAAGCAGACAACCATCTGGAACTACGACAAGCCAAAGCGCAATAAGGATCACCCGACCAGTAAGCCGCTCGACCTTCTTGGCTATCCGATCCAGAACTCCTCTCAGGAGAATTCTGTGGTTATTGATACCTTCGGCGGCTCCGGCTCCACACTGATGGCCTGCGAGCAGCTGAACCGTATCTGCTACATGATGGAACTTGATCCGAAATACGCCTCTGTTATCCTCCGGCGCTACGTGGAAGATACTGGCGATGAGGAAAATGTGTATGTAATAAGGAACGGCGAAAAGCTCCTCTATTCTGCTCTGGCAAAGGAAGTCGAAACCTCTCCGACAGCGGATATATAATACACAATTTCTGCCCGGATTCTTCGGCGATTTTCTACCTCGAAAATGTCAGAAATCGCTTGATAAATAAAGCTTTCAGAGTGATGTATATACATGCCGAAAGGCACAGCGAAAAACCCAATTTCAAAAAGGAGGACACACTCATGAAAGTAAACTACAACGTAACCGGAAACGACAGAAAAGCGCTGGTAAAGGCCATCGCAGACCTCACCGGTGACAAGGCGGTCTACAAGTTCATGCCGACCTGCGCCTACGAGATCGGCGACATCACCGTCGACAAAGAAGGCGGCGTCACCTGCGAGGACGCAGACAAGCTGGAGCGCATCGTTCACAACCTGATCGCTGACGGCTTCACACTGGAGACCGCCGAGGAAGTCGAAAGCGCTGACGAAGAAACCACCGACGCGGACGATGACGGCACCGGCCTTACGGTCAGCCTTCCGCTCGACAAGGTAGCGGTCGGGAACCTCATCAACCTCCTCACCGCCAAGGAAAGCCTCATCAAGAAGGCGCTCGGCATTGACGACCTTGGCATTGAGGTCACGGAGGATACGGTCAGCTTCCCTTGGTTTACTGAAATGCCGGAACCGGACGCGGTCAAGGCCTACACCCACTTCATCGCAGCCCTTGGCAAGATGAGCCGGGATTTGAAGCGCATCAGTGCCACGGAAAAGGAAGTCGACAACGAGAAGTACGCATTCCGCTGCTTCCTCCTGCGGCTGGGCTTCATAGGAAGCGAGTACAAGGCAGAACGCAAGATTCTCCTTAAAAACCTCTCCGGTAACTCCAGCTGGAAGAACGGCGCACCGGAAAAGGAGGTGGCAGCATGCGAATGATCACAAAAGAGCAGCTCGAAGGCCTCCGCTCCCGCTATCCTGCGGGCACCCGCGTGAAGCTTATCCAGATGGACGACGTGCAGGCACCTCCCATTGGCACCAAGGGAACCGTCACCGGGATTGACGACACCGGCTCCCTGCTGGTGGACTGGGATAATGGCTCCGGCCTGAATGTCATCTACGGTGTCGACCTTGTGCGAAAGGTGGTGGACTGACATGGATGAAAAGGTAAAGGAGCAGATCCTCGCCATCCGGGACACCGGCCTTACGAATATGTTTGATGTGAACATGGTGCAGCGGCTGGCCTTCGAACGTGACTTCTACGAGCTGGTTTTATACCTTGAGGAGCACCGGTCAGAATACGTGAAATTCATCATGACCGGGGAAGGCTAACTACACAATTACGTCCTCAAATTTTCCCGCAGAATTGTCACATATATTTCGATAAATAGCTTGCTATTACAGGCGTTCAGAGTGATATATGTACATACCAAAAGGGAAAACAACCACAAGGAGGAACCACCATGAAGTACACAATCGAAGCCATAGAAAACGCGAAGCCCGGAATGCGCTGGGAAGAAATCGGATGCCAGTGGACACTGGGACAAGCCTACCTTTACAGCAAGGAAGCCGGAAACGACCTCCCGAACTTCGCCGAGGTCATTTGGGACGACGACATCGAGACGATTTTCGCAGACTGCAGGAAGCTGGGAGTGAAGGAATTTACAATAAGCTCCACCTTCTCAAGCCTGATCCTCACCATCGCCAAGTTCGAGGAGCTCGGCTGCACGCTGGACGGGATTGTAAAAATCAAGGAACGCTACACCCACTTTGGCAGCGACGAGCACGCGCTCATCCCGGCCTTTAAGATGACGGTAAAGGAGGCATAAGGACATGTGGAGCGAAGGCGTGATCGGCATCCCGGATGCCAAGGATAAAGAGAAATACACCAAGTGCCACTACTGGGTAAAGCACTACGAGGAACCCAGCGAGGATTACGGGATCAACGGCGGCAAAATCAGCAAGCTGATGATCCGCATCGGTGACGAGACCGTATGCAACTATGACAGAGGCTGGGACATCCACCCCACCTGCAAAGAAGCAGAGATGGCGCTTTGCATCCTGCTGGAGAACTACAACTAAAAAGCAAACCCTGAATACGAATATTCCGGGAGACTGAGCCGCAGGGCTCTTTCTCTCGTACTGATACCGGATCGCATGCCGAACACGTCGGCTGGCGGTCTTTTATTTTGCCCTGAAAGGAGGCGGCACCCTTGCCAATGCGAAAACTGAAAAACTATAAGCCGACCCGCTTCATGGCAGAGACTTCTCACTACAGCAAGCAGATGGCGGACTTCGCCGTGATGTTCATCGAACAACTCACCCACACCAAGGGAACGTGGGCAGGAAAGCCCTTCGAGCTCATTGACTGGCAGGAACGGATCATCCGCGACCTGTTCGGTGTCCTAAAACCCAACGGCTACCGGCAATTCAATACGGCCTATATCGAAATCCCGAAGAAGATGGGCAAGTCAGAGCTGGCCGCTGCGGTCGCCCTGCTTCTTTGTTGCGGCGATGGTGAGGAACGCGCCGAGGTATACGGCTGCGCTGCCGACAGACAACAGGCCACCATCGTTTTTGATGTCGCTGCGGATATGGTGAGGATGTGCCCGGCGCTGAACCGGCGCGTGAAGATACTGGTCTCCCAGAAGCGGATCATCTACGAGCCGACAAACAGTTTCTATCAGGTGCTCTCCGCTGAAGCCTATTCTAAGCACGGTTTTAACATCCACGGCGTGGTCTTTGACGAGCTGCACACCCAGCCGAACCGAAAGCTCTTTGATGTCATGACCAAGGGCTCCGGCGATGCCAGAATGCAGCCGCTGTATTTCCTGATTACTACTGCCGGAAATGATACAAACACCATTTGCTATGAAGTTCACCAGAAAGCACAGGACATCCTCGACGGCAGGAAGGTCGATCCAACCTTCTATCCGGTCATTTACGGCGCGGAGCCTGACGAGGATTGGACTGATCCGGAGGTGTGGAAAAAGGCAAATCCGTCTCTGGGTATCACAGTCGGTATCGACAAGGTGGAAGCCGCCTGCGAGTCGGCAAAGCAAAATCCCGGCGAGGAAAATTCCTTCAGGCAGCTGCGCCTCAATCAATGGGTAAAGCAGGCCGTCCGCTGGATGCCAATGGATAAGTGGGACGCCTGCGCTTTTCCCGTGAACGAAGACGACCTCGAAGGCCGTGTCTGCTACGGCGGACTTGACCTGTCCTCCACTACGGATATCACGTCCTTCGTGCTGGTATTCCCGCCAAGGGATGAGGACGACAAGTATGTGATCCTCCCGTACTTCTGGGTGCCGGAGGATACGCTTGACCTGCGTGTGAGGCGCGACCATGTGCCCTACGACACTTGGGAGAAGGAAGGCATGCTGCAGACCACGGAAGGAAATGTCATCCACTACGGCTACATCGAGAAATTCATCGAGCGCCTCGGCGAACGCTTCAATATCCGCGAGATTGCCTTCGACCGCTGGGGAGCCGTCCAGATGGTACAGAACTTGGAGAACATGGGCTTTACCGTCGTGCCCTTCGGACAGGGCTTTAAGGACATGAGCCCGCCCACAAAAGAGCTCATGAAGCTGACACTGGAAAAGAAACTCGCCCACGGCGGCCACCCGGTGCTCCGCTGGAATATGGATAACATCTTCATCCGTACTGACCCAGCTGGAAACATCAAGGCGGACAAAGAAAAATCTACAGAAAAGATCGACGGAGCCATCGCCACCATCATGGCGCTTGACCGTGCGATCCGCTGCGGCAACGACAACGTCGCTTCTGTCTATGACGACAGAGGCATTTTGTTTATCTGAAAGGCAGGTGATCAACATGAGCATATTTTCAGGACTGTTTCGTTCGAGAGATAAGCCTACCAATGCAACGACCGGAAGCTCCTACCGCTTCTTCTTCGGCGGCACTACCTCCGGTAAAGCCGTGACGGAACGCTCTGCCATGCAGATGACGGCAGTCTACTCCTGCGTGAGG